ATTCAAGTCCAGAATGTAGGCGCTGCTGACGTATACCTCACCGTGGCTGCCACACAGCCCGCCACTGACTTCGACGGATATAACGTTGCAAGTCGGGGTAACGGTAAATTCCTACGTAATAGCACCGGCGATGTAGGCGCGTGGGCGTTCTGCCCGAATCAAGGTGGTAAGCTAAACGTAGGTGTGGTGCCCCATGAGAGCACGCCGCCATGAGTGGCTTCTATCCTGTTGATGAAATACCCGACATTACCAAGAATAACCCGGTGTGCGTTGTCTACCTGTGCGGTAACGAGTTTACCGACGGGAGCATACGGCTCATACTGCTGCCCGGCGATACGGTTGCACGCCTTGAGGTTAGAGGCGGCGGGGCGTGGAACTTAGCGCCGATAGATATCGCGCCGGAAACGCTCCGCTTCGGGAAGAACCTCTCCCTGTCAGCGACTGGTAACTACCTACAGACAGAATCAAGCTTGAACGGTTCCGTGGCCCTCGTCCCGCACATCCACTACGACAGTAGCGGGTCGGACATACCGCACTGGCCGGTCCTTTTTAAGGAACGCGAGAGCTTCCAAATCAGCGCCGCGCCAGATCCAGGCGGCGGTACCGTCGTAGGTAAGGACATTCAAACGACTTTCTCGTCTATCGTGTCGCTGATAGCTACGCGACTCTATTTAAGTGGTAAGTCCATAACCCCGACCACGCCATGGACGATTACGATACGTAGGAACGATATAAACGGGGAGGTGTACTACCAACATAAATATCCGGCGGATGAGTTTAAGGTTGCCACGTTCAGCGTTCAGCTGTACGGGAAGATGGAAGCCAGTCCGGGGGACACCGCCCACTTGCAACTAACTTCCGAGACAGACATGAGTCTTTTGTTGAGTACGACTCCCGGTGAGATATGGGCGGCAATTGATATGCAGATACTTGAGAAAACGGAAGCGCTTGTAGATAATTGGCTCATGGATGAAGACGGACAGATTATTGTTGATAACGATAACCAATTTGTAACTGAGAGGGTAGGGTAGTGACAGTTCAACACAGCACGCGCCCACCGGGGATGATTCACGTTGTGCCAGACGTGGTTTACACTGATGATGTCCAACGTGATACCGACCATGGTGGGTGGCAAATTGCGGGGAACGTACTCAAAGTTGCTTACGTACAGAGCCCGCCAAGTGCCTACCTACTTATCAGTGTGGACCCCACGGCGTGGGTGTCGATGGGAACGGCGATAGCCGATACCTTCATCGGACTGGAAGACACTATCTCGGCTTACGATGGCGCGGGTCGCGTTCAGCTGATCAACGATACCGACGATGGCTTAGTGTCCGGACAGGACATGAGGCCGACCGGCGATATTACGTTTAACGATCTGATACTGACGGGAGATCTCACAGTCCAAGGCACCACCACGACCATCGATACCGAGACTTTGCTGGTCGAAGATAAAAACATTGAGCTAGGCGTCGTAGCAACTCCGACCGATGTTACAGCCGATGGCGGCGGCATAACGCTCAAGGGCACCACCGATAAGATAATCGCATGGTTCAACGCGACGAAGGCGTGGACCTTCGACCAGATCGTAGCCTTTGAGATAGCGGTCACCATAGGTGCAACCTCTGCGCCAACAACAGACATGCTGCTTGATTTAAAAGCGGCCAAGGCTTTAGGGCTCCCAGAACTCACCACAACAGAACGCGACGCTCTAGCACCCACTGAAAGGATGGTGATCTACAACATCACAGTCCATAAGGTTGAGGTCTACAACGGAACGGATTGGATAGACCTTCACGCGGGCACTGGTGATGTCTCTATGACGCCGCCGGTTATCGACAATCAGGTGATAGTAGCCGACGGACCCAGCGGTAACATGGTTAAGGGCGCCGTCGGGGCAAGAATCGATGGCGACGGGGCGCTCCTTATTGAGTCGGCCGTCATCGCCAAGGGGCGCGTGACGGTAAACGAGGCGGGGGTAACAGGGTTTAACCACCCAGGGTACGAGGTGTTTAGCGGGGGTGTGTCTAAAGGTTTTTTCGGCTGGAGAGAGGCATCGAATCAGCTTGGCATATACAACGAACAACCGGCTGAGCCAACCATAGCCGTAGACGATATCGGCCAGGTTGGCGTTGGTACCGGTAATGACGCGCTTGTATCAGGCGTGAAACTCACCATCGAGCACGCTACGACGGCTATTCAAAGGCTGAAGAGTACGACCGGTAAAATACTGCAATTTCTTTCAGGTACACTCGGCACGGTTATTTCAAGCGACGCGTGGCTATCATTTAACGTCTATTCGGATAACAGCACTAGCAACCCCTCCAACCCCGTAATGACGCTAACACAGATCGACGGTGAGAATGTTGCAGTTATAAACCAAAGGATAGCTGAAAGACTTGGCGGCGGTACGACTGCGTTTCACTTCCCTGAAGACTTAGATTCTTTCACTTCAGGTGGTGTTACGACGCTGCCCGGTGGCGCGTATATCTTCAAGGAAGACATGACACTCCCTAACCGCATCGTATTTGAAACAGGGGCGATTATAGAAGTAACCTTCGAGGGGGCGCCGCATACGGAAGTAACGTATTCGGGCAACAGCACGTTTATGTCTGGTGACCCGGAGCGTGTTTCTCTTTTCAGCTATAAATTCCTTTGTACTGGAACTGACGCCGTGATGTTTGACCTTGATCAGGCAGCTTTAACCCTGGAGAAGGGCCGCATCAGCATGACCGGCTCTAATTCAAGCCTTGGTACAGTTGCTAGAAGTCCAGCAGTTATCATTCGAAACGGAACAGTTACAAATTTTGTGTACGGGCTATCAATATTCAGCCCGGCAGCGTGTAGTATTTCCCAAATGGTGGCCACACCCTACATACTGTCGCCAGAGACAGTATGGAGTTTCTTGGGAACTTCCGCACTTGGGGCCATTATAGACATCCAGGCGGCTGTTGCAGGGCCGTTCGGTAGCTTGGTATACGTTGACCCTCTATTCGCTAGGACCATTAATCTCCAAAATATCTCGCAAGCAGGGCCGGGGAATTTCTTCCAGCCAGCAACGGTTACGGGAGCGTCAATCAGTTTAGCCAACATTATTCTTGGTGCCCATTCTGTTATTTCAGCCGCATCGGAACCAACGGGAGGAACCAGGTTTACCGTATCAGTAACTCACACCTACCAAGTTGGTATGAGAGTAACGCACGAAGGTTTTTCTATCGGTGCATACGACGGGGAGTATCGGGTTAGCGCTATCCCTAGTTCAAGTATCTATGTTTTGGAATCGGTGCCATTTGTAGGCACTGCAACAGGTCAATCAGCAACTCAGTATACTCAAGTTATCACTAGCGGTGACCCAGGTGTTTCGGACGGTGACTCAATCAATGTGACGGGGACCGTAAACTATAACGGCGGGTATGAGGTCTTTTCCAAACTATCAGACCGGTTCGGTATTGCTAAGCCGTTCAGTGTTATTGAAACAGTAAATTATGACAATGGAAGCCAAGACGAAAACAGTAAATACGTGACAGTATTTAACTGTGCCACTCAAGAGCCTTCACATACCCTCGCATCCGGGTATGTGAATAATAATGCTACGGCCACAGGTACGATTGAAAATAACGCCTTTAGAGGTATGACGTTCGGCACTGCTGGCAGTGCTCTAATATCGGGCTCAAATACTGAACTGTTTACATTACTAGACGATGTAACAGGCGAGTACAGATATGAAGGGATTGTCCCGTTTAGTGCTGTGATAAACACGTCTGTCACAGCAACGAGTTCAGGTGGTGCTGTAGAATTCAGATTCTCCTGGCAGCACGACATAGGGGCTGGGTGGGTAGCTCTACCTGACCCGGTAGAAGGGATGAACCAGATAGGAAGTGTTGCAGGTAATACGTCATTTACAACACCGATTGCATTGAACCCAGGAGACCTTATTAGACCGGTCATAACGCGCTCTACGGGTTCAAGCGGCATCACTACCAGTTACTTTAACTTCACTCTGAGGTAAGCATGACAGGACCACGCGTAACGATAACAGAGATCAGAGCCGTTTTACCGACGGGTACGGCGCTCACAGACCCACAGATCAACATAGCCAATGAAACGGCTAGCATGGAGGTTGACGAGCTCGTAGACAACTGCGGCATGACGTTCACCGACGTTCGGCTGGCTAAGATTGAGCTCTACCTCTCAGCCCACTACTGCGCCATGACAGAGAATACGTTGTCTCTGACTTCTGAGAAGGACCCTTGCTCAGGCGGATCGGCTACGTATGGGTTCAAGTTCGGAGAGGGCATTCTCGGCACTTCATTTGGTCAAACGGCCAACCGCCTATCGGGTGGTTGCCTGCAGGAATCTGACAAACGCCCCGCTCGCCTACTGTCCATAGGGTCGATATGAGCCTGTTTCTGCGCAACCTGGCGAAGTACGGCACGGACATAGTGCTGGAAGACCGCACCGAGGAAATACTCAACGGGCAATCGTCGGAGGTGTTCAGCAACTCCCGAGATGACCGGGCCATCATCAAGACCCTGAAGGGGGTTAAGGTGTTCGACGGGACCAATACTGAGCGCGTGGCCACACATAGGATGAGCATGGTGTACCGTTCTGATGTGGGTAACGGTCAGTGGGTCACAAAAGCCGGGACGACTAAACGAATTAAAGTGCTCACGGCTGAAAATTGCTGTGAGCGCGACGATGTGCTAATACTAATGTGCACCGAACGCGGTGACGAATCAAAAGTGGTGAATTCAGCATGATACACATCAGCATCACAGATCCCGGCGGCAATAAACGCTTTTTTAAATCCGCTGAGAACATCGCAGCCAACACTAAACGCGGCATAGAAAAAGCGTGGTGGCGTTCTGGTAAAGACATTCACGGTGAATTCAACCGCCAGGTGTTGGCCAAAGATAAAACCGGCCGTCTGTACATCAGGCGTTCCAAGTCAGGCGCTCGCCGCCGTCACATAGCCTCAGCACCCGGACAGACACCAGCTAACCGCACCGGCGCATATCGCCGCGCATTCGGCTTTAAGGTGAACGGCCCCCAACAGCTAACCATAGGTGTGGCAGCTGTCGGCAACGGTGCAAAAGGGAAGTACCCGCTTTACTTGGAAGTCGGCACAAGCCGCATGGCTAAGCGCCCCGGCCTCGATAACTCAATAAGAGCCAGTGAGCGCGATATCATTCGCAATCTTGCCGGTAGCATAGAAGACGAGATATGAAGGCTCAAGACATCGTAGACAAGCTTTCAGCCTACGTCCCGCTGTACACCGATGGGTTCAGCACTTCAGTCGACATCGACTCTATTACAGTAGCCGGCACCACAGCCACCGTAACGACTGCAGCGGCGCACGGCCTGATCACAGGGCAGAACGTCGCCGTATTGGGGGCCACAGCGCCCGTGCAGATTGACGCCGGAACGTTCCTGCGGGTCGGCACTACGGCTACATTCGAGACGCTTCAAGACCACGACTTCACCCTATCACCGCGCGACATAACGGCAGGCGGTAAAACGCTCACCATAAGCGGTGCGGCTGAGTCTGAGTTCAACGGTACGTTTCAGATCGTGCAGGTGGCTAACCGCCGTAAGCTGTTGATCGCTGTAGCGGATTCTGGCCCTACGACCATAAGCGGGTCACCGCTTGTTGACGATGCAAACGGCGGGATTTTCAACGGGCTGTACCCTGCGACAGTGCTCACGGTCACCACCTTTACATACACGCTACCGGTTGCTTACACGCTACCGGCCATCACCACAGCGGCTACCGTACAGACTGCTTTGCGCATCCTGTCCGTGTTGGATATCGAGCAGTATCTGAACGACGTCTACACCAGCAAACCTATCGATGACGACACGCTCGTTGTGCAGCTGGGTGACGTAACAGCCAGTAAGAGCCGCAACGAGCAGACAGACGCTAG